GTTCCTACCGAAGCAATTTTCATTGTTACAATTTTATCGCCTTCTTGTTTTTGCGCTCCTTTTAATAAAACATTTTTATGAAAATCATTCAAAAACTTTTTATTTATTGTAAATCTTTCTTCTTTTGCTTTGTTTTCAACGGTCATCACCGTCACCAATTTTTGCAAGACCAGTAAGAGGGAGCAAAAACATCTTTTTTCTTTTCAACCGCATCACAGTTGTGTCTTGCCCTAAAACTTTTGCGTCTCTCTGGATTGCTTTTTTTAATTTTCATGTTGGGATCACCATAGCGAACAATCTTCACTTGATCTCCCTTTTTCGCTAACACTTTAAATTTTTTTCTACCACCACTATCGCGCACTTGTTTATTGTAACCAGGGAAAGACTCACCACGATAGGTGAGCCTTCCTGATTTTGTGCGTGTTACATCACTTGTATCAGCCATAACTCTTGATTAGTTCCAAAATAATCATGTAAGTGTCTCCGCTACCATGACCCACAGTTGTAAAATCTATGTCACCTGTGACTCCTGATCCCGCGTTGTTAGGTATGCCAGAAAAATCTGAGTAATCGTGATAACCGTTACTGTCCTCTGACAATCCTATTGCCAATACATTTGTTGAGGCGTCAAACTCTACTTTTACCGCCATGCCAGTGCACTGCCACCAAATTTTATTTATGGTGACACCACTGCAAGCCTGACCTAAATGGTTTGCCTCTAAAGCAGATACATCTACTTTTTTTACTGCACTTTCGCCAGTGCCATCACTAGCGTTAGTAAATTTTAAAACAGCCTTCCTAGCGCCGTCTTGTATTGTTTGAGAAGTGACCACATCAGCCATGATACACCTCCTTACAATTCAGTATCAGCAGTACGCTCTTTACCCGCTAACACGTAATCGATTGTCATTACTTTCGCCGCAGAAGCGCCATTTTGTATTCCGAAAGATACGTTAAGCTCTTCGTCATCTGGAGCGTTAGTAGAAGCAACCGTTCCCGCTAAGACGTTGTTTTGAAAGACATGAAACTTGAGATCTTTAGGATCATACACAAAGCCAACGGTAGTGAACGTGTCATCTGCCATCACGGTAGGTAGGTCTAAAGTGCTTTGAGTTCCGTCTTTTTCTACAATAAACTGAAGCGTAGTAGAGCCGTCAGTTAGTAAGAAGAAAATACCGTCGGTCACGTCTAAGGGACTTGTATCTGTTAGCTGAAGACCCATGACTACGTCTGACGCATCGGCGTCTGAAGTCTTGAATCTAGCCTTGAAATACAATTGCTTAGTAGACTCAAACTTGAAAGTCTCCTTTTTTAACTGTAAGAAATCGTTATCATCGTCGCCCGCCGCATTTGTAAGCGCTAAAAGACCGCCATCACCATCGATGATTGCCTCTGTTGCTGAACCTGAGCCGGCTTCGGTTGTTGTTACCGTCCAATCACCTGACGTGTAAACGTCAAAGTCATTGAAGTAAGTGTGATATTTGGTGGGGTCGGGTTGCTTGATCTTGCCAAGCGTGCCGCCTGCACCGACGTTTGTAACGCCTGAAGTAAAATGTGTTGTCATAACAGTTCCTCCTATGAAACCAGTAATTACCCCATGTAATTACCATTAGACATCTACATCTTATTCTAAATCAGCTTGAAAAAAAAGGGGGCCGGAGCCCCCTTTCATCCAAACCCAAAGGGAGGGTTTTTCTCAGGGGAGTTCTATGCTCCTTGAGATCCGTATACACCTCTCCAATCGCTGAATCCAAATGAGAATCGCTCACGAGCCTTGTATCGAATGTTGCCAGTAGTAAAGTCTGGCTCCATTGAAGTCTCCATTGCAGTCCTCTGGAACATTTTCAGTCCCTCACCTGCATCTGTAACAGAAGTTAAGATGAAGTAAGCGTCTGGATCAGTCAAATAGTGGTTTACTGTGTATCCACCTGGCAACACACCTGTGTTCTTAATCGCGTTGATGTCGTTGTCTGCTGTGCCTGAACGCAATGTTGAGTTCAAGATACGGTCAGCTACGAATACCAACTGCGGTGGAACAACAAGCTTAGTCGCCTGTACACTAATGGTGAGACCTCTATCATCTGTGAAAGTTGATATATCAATCAATGAATCTTCCAAAGACGTCTCGTTAAGATCTGCCATTGTTGTTGCTCTGTTAGCGGCTGAACCACCACCCGCAAGTGGGTGATCAGTAGCGATAAGACTCTTACCGTCTCCGCCTAAAAAGCTTGAAGAGAAAGCGTTGTTAAGTACGTCTGCACCCTTCACTTCTTTAGTGTTAGCCATAGATCGCGCTAACGCCTTAACATATCGCTTCCCTAAAGAGTCGTACAAGTTATCTTCTACAGCCTCCTCAGTCAAAGCAAATGCTAATGCTACAGTGTCGTGTGTATAACGAGCTGTAAAGCCTTCGCTTGCATTATCAAATACTACACCTGCACCTTCTGTTTTAGTTGGGGCAGAACCAAATCCTGTTATCAAAACCTCTTCCTCGAAAGCTCTCTGAGAATCTTCGATAGAGAAGATCTCTTCGTACTCTCGATCATACGAGTCATAGCTCATACCAAAAAGGCTATTGAGGCCAGGCTCTAACTCTTTAGCGAGTTGTGCTCTTGAAATTGCCATCTGTTAGCCTCCTTATGCTAATCCGGCGCCTTTAACGCCAAATACGTGATTTTGAATTACACAATAGACATTGGTCGAATCAGAAGAAACATCGTTGTTTTCTGGATCTTCACTTATGTCGATGACTTTAACAGCAAGACTAGTTCCTGTTGCGCCATCTGATACATTAAGCTCCGCTCCAGAAATACCAGTCACGGTGCTTCCTGCGGTTGTGTAAACAATGTCAAAATTGCCGAATAAATCTGCGACAGGGAACGCGGCGTTACATTGAATTTCAAAGACGACCATAGGATCGTCAATTACAAATGCAATGATATCACTAGCGTTTGTTGACGCAGGGTAATGATTACTAAAAACTTGCTCTTTTGTTGTAGGATCAGTGAATTGGCATCCATTGAAAACTCCTACTATTGGGACTGTACCACCATCAGCGTGCACCTCGATACCACCGCCAGTTACCTGAGCAACCATGTCGCCTTGAAATATTGACGTTCCATAGTTTGCGGCTATACGATATCGGCTCTGACCTCCTGAGTAAGGCGCACCACCAATCATTTTGACTGGCTTCATCCCAAACGCGGCATCTTTATTAGCCATGTTGGACTCCTTATTGTTTTCCGAAAGTTACCTTTGTGTCTCTCTTCGGATCATACTTAACGTATCTGGAGTCGCCTCGTGTTTCATTAAACATTGTGTTATCCAATGCATCTTTTGCTTGCTCAGTTTTATCACTGTAGTAAGCGTTTCTCTCAGCGACCGTCTCGTTAGGTATTTTCGCGAGGAGTAGACCCTCATTATATACCACACCAGAGTGTCTGCCTTCGCTGTCCATAGTTGGTAGAGTTTGTCCCCATTCCGGTGGTAAGTCTTCTGCTCTTACAAGCTCCCAACCTTCCCTAATCCTTCGTGAGACGTTTGCTCTATCCTCCTGACCTAGCATTGACTCCCTTATCCACCGATAGGTGTAACCAGGAGGTGCAGGTGGCGTATCAAGCTTTCGCACTGGTGACCACGGTTTTCGCCTTACTTGTTTATCGTGTTGTCGGCTTTCACGCGATGAACGTACTGAGTTTTCTGCCATTATCTTGCCTCTCTTTGAGCTATCTTTTGCTTCTCTTTTGCCACAACTTTCAGCCATTGTTCTTCTGACATATTATGCGGCTTAAGACCTCTAAGGCGCTCGACTTCGGACTTTGTAAACTTCACTCCGTTCGATTTGCCTCGTGTTTGTTGCCGACCACTAGTAGTGGTAGATGCGACTCTTTGCACGGCGGGTCGCTCTTCTTTTGCTTCGACATTTTCTCCTTCAGCGAGATTGTCCTCGCTTACAAGATTAGGATAAACTTTTTTCACGCGAGAATCTAGTGCTTCGTAATATTCTTCGCTATCAGGTTCAAAACCCTCGTTAATTAAATTGAAGTGAGTAAAATAAGCAAACTGTGTGGCTTGCGTATGCTCTTCATCTTCAGCATTACCATACCAAGAATTTTTTGCGTGCCATTTTTTTGCTTGCTCTGTTGGCTGAACAGGTTGCTCTGGTTGTTGCTGTGGCTGTTGTGCCGGCTGTTCTTGATATGGTTGATAATTTTCTTGCTGTTGCGGTTGCCTAGTTTTTGCAACTCTTAATTTTTCTTTCTGTATGCTGATGTCATTTTTAAGACTATCTGCCTTTGACATCAAGTCTGGATCGCCACTCTCTACGGCCTTACGGTAGATATCATCGACCTGTGCGCTTTTTGCATTGAGAGCTTCCTCCTCTTTTGCCAATATTGCAGATGACTGTTGTTGAGAATAAGCTCTGTATTGTTGAAGCTCCTTCTCTTTTTCCATCGCAAGCCTTTCGAGTTGAGCCGCTCTTTCCTCTGCCGCCCTCGTTTTGGCATTAAGTTTGTTAATTCTTTTAGAAACGCCTTTAGTGTACTTTTCAAGTTCATCACCATCTCCCTCCGCTTCTTGCGGTGCAGGACTATCCTCCGTAACCTCAACCGCTATTTCTTCTTCAGGTGTTTTGTTTTCTGCTTCTTGCGCTGTATTTTCTATCATGCGAAACCTACTATATCTTCTGGATCTTTAATGGTTGCTATAACTTCGTCATCATTGATGATGCGGCATTCACAGATTGACTCATCGCCTTTATCATCAAACATTTTAATTTTAAATCGTGCACCTGCGTATCTACCAATAGCGATATAATCACCCTCTTCACACCAGTGCTTACCGCCATATTTCTCTTCTACGTTATAACAAAGTGGCCCCTTACGTATCACTTTTGCTACCACGGTAGCTAAAGCCTCTCTATCTAAAGTTTCTTTTGTAAGCTCTATACCACCTTTGGTTTTGCTTTTCATCGTATAAGGTAAAACTAAAATGCGCCAACCTGTTGGTTGTGGTAGATAGTCTACCGCTGATTCTTCTGTCACTGCGAGTTCCTTTTGTAATAGTCTTTCATAGTTTGTTCTATATATAATAAACTATTTAGCTCGCCTTGCAAATATTTATAATGTTCGACATCTTTTAACATACCGTTCATCAACGTATTTTTTATAAGCTCACGTCGATCCTCGATATTTTTCTTTATCGTTTCCGCTAAATCTAAATCTTCCATTAAACAAGCTCGTGGTAACCAAGTCCTTTAGTTGCCGCGCCACCGCCACGCACAGTTTTTTTCACACGCTTGTACACAGCGCCACCGGCTTTCATGCTTTGCGCTTTATTTAGAGCGATTGCTACCGCTTGCTTTTGGTTTCGGCCCTCTTTTTTTAGCTTGCTTATGTTTTTGTTTATCGTTTTTTGGCTTTTGCCTTTTTGTAGTGGCATCTGTCTTCTCCTTCACTGGTTTTGGTTTTGGTGTCTCCTTTACTTCTGGATCAGGTAAGTCCTCTCCAGTTTCAATCTTGTGCATTTTGCGAGCGATTCTATCCATGTTTGCTTGATGAGCCGCCTCTTTTTCCTTACGGTTTTTTTCTGCCGCTACTGCTTCTAACTCTCTTTCAAGTTTTTTTTGAGCACGTAACTGCTTGATTGCATCTAACTTATATGATGTTGTCATCGTTGACCTCCAAATTTAGCTTGCATTTCTGATAGCTTAATGTCCGCTTGTTGCTGTAACCGTGCAATCGCCAAATCAAGTTTGTCATCAGCGACTTGCTTTGTCGTAGCAATTCTTTGTTTAGCTATCTCGTTCTCTAACAATTGACCCTCGCGTCGTGTATTTTCGCGCTCATCAAATTGTCTATTATCTTCATCTAATTCTGCTTTACGTAGTTCTAATTCTTGTTGTCGTATTTGAACTAACGGATCTTCATCAGTGCCTTGACCAATCGATAACAACAAATCTTGTGTTAGCTGTGCGAGTATCGGCGCTGATATCTTATCGCTGATCATTTGCAACTCTTGCATCATTGGTTGTATCGACTGTGGATCTGCCTGTCCAGAGTCTACAGCTTGTTGCAGTTGCGACATTTGTTGCATGACCTCTGGCGGCATTTGTTGTTGCGCTAATTCACTTGCTAGAAACTGTAGGTGTTGCATCATGTGCGACATAATACTACCTTGTAGTACAGGATTTTGTTTGACTACATCTGTTAGAAACAAAGATCTGTGAGCGTCAACATGAGCTTGATGATTCTGTG